TAACGAGACCCTGAACACCGCGACCCGTGGTAGCCGTCGTGAGTTTCCTACTGTTGCCCTGATCGTTGCGACGACTTCGACAGTTACGATTTACGATGCAGACGATCCGACGCTGCCGATGTGGATGGTTTTCACTGGTGGGTCTGACTCTAACTCTTTCCTTTATATAAATGACACGACTTCTGTAGCGGCAGTGAATGGGGCGATTGCTGTGGGTCGCAGTGTTGTTGGCGTTGCTGTTGCTGATTTTCCAGCAGATCGGGCCGCAGGTCGGAGAACTTTGACATCAATCACTTACACAGGTTTTATCTCTGGTCTTGCCAATAGGAATGTCTCAAATGCGTGGGACAAATCGCCTGCTGTTTCAACTATCGTAAACAACACGGTGAATGATTGCGCCATGACCGTCCTGCCCGACGCCCCGATTGACCCTGCGACTGGGCTTCCTGTGCCTACAATTGCAGTGGCGACGCAAGGTGGTGTAAGTGTTATCAAGGATGATGGGACTGTTGTTGATAATACAACTGGGACTTACACTGCCACTGTGATGTGGGATGGCGAAAACAATTTGCATTGGACAAGGAACGCTTCAGCACCAAACTACTACATCACATCGGTTGATAACCTGACCGCAGATGGTTTTTCTATAGACTACACATTTTCTAGTGCAACTGCACCTACGATTGGCGATAGCTCCACAAACGTTGGCCTTAATTTTGCTGACCTTAGCGGTAGCACTTCTGCTTTTGCTAAGAGGGGTAGCTATCTCAAGGCGGATGGCATGGGGTTTCTTCAACTTGGGCAAAGTGTTTCCACAAGTATGATTGCCATCCTCACCTCCACCTACAACACAGGCTGGATGAACGGCGACATCAAAGGTGCCTTCTTGTCCGACACCGACGACACCGATCTTGTAGCGTCTGGTGAGTTGGTGACGAATGGGACGTTTGATACTGATGTCAGTGGGTGGACTGACGAAAGCACTGGGACTGGTTCTATTAGCTGGAATGCGTCTGGTTACTTGAACCTAAACACAGTTGACAGTTCAAATCGTGGTATAGCAGAGCAGCAAGTATCTGTTACGTCTGGAAAAACTTATACAGTTTCATTTGAAGTTATCTCAACAGCAAATAACACTGCGGTATTATATGTTGGATCGACACAAGGCACTAATAACCTCGTCGCTCAAGCTACGCTTGGTGTTGGAACCTACACATACACTTTTACCGCAACGACAAGTTCTGCTTGGGTAAAAATCTTTGGTGCGACTGCAAGCACAGGCTCAGTTATCGACAACATCTCCGTCAAACTCGCAGACGCAGACCGCAGCGTGAACGACAACGGCCTGATCGTCAACGGCACCGTGACCCGCACGGCGGTCGCAACCGGGGCTGATCTGGTGGCCTACAGTGGCTTCTCTGCTAGCAACTACCTTGAACAGCCCTATAACGCGGACCTCGACTTCGGGACGGGTGACTTCTGCGTGATGGGGTGGGTCAATCCAGTGACATTCGCGTTTCGGCAAAGTTATATTTTTGACCGAAGCGAAAAAATTGCGGTTAGAGCGGACTTTGCCACAGGGGCAATGCGGTTTTTTGCAAACTCGGTAAGCTATGGATCATCCTTGACGCTTTCAACTGGTCGATGGCAGTTCTTCACTTGGTCAAGGATTAGTGGGACATCTTACTTTTACCTAAACGGCGTGCTAGAAGACAGCACACCCACGCTTTCTGGCAGTGTAGATGATAGTGGCTCTTTTTTAGTTGGCAGGCGCGGGTCACCGGCTACGGATTACTGGACAGGCTCCCTAGCCCTTCTCCGCATCTCTGCTACCGCACCCACAGCCGACCAGATCGCCAAAATCTACAACGACGAAAGGGTGCTGTTCCAAGAGGACGCAGCTTGCACGCTTTACGGTGCATCTGACGCTGTGACCGCTTTGGCGCATGACCCTATGACCAACATCTTGTCGGTCGGGACCAGCGCAGGCCGCAGCGACTTCCAAGGCTTGCGCCGTGTGAAGAACACCACAACCGCTGTTGGAACCGCGATCAGCGCAAGCAATGGCCTAGTGGCCGAGGAGTAACGACATGACAGTTCTGGTCGAAAAACCGGCAATCAATCTGCGAGAAGAACTCACTGCTCTTCGCAATCAACCACGCTACCGCCAGCAGATTTTCTGGTCGGAGGGTGATGCATCGGAAACCAGCTTTGCTACGACGAAAGGGTGGAAGCCTCTCTTTGTCTACGACAACGGTGCGCTACAGCGTGAAGGGTCGGGCGAGGATTATACCGTCAGCTTTGATGGCTTCGTCTACACGGTTGTCTTTGCGGTTGCACCCGGAAGCGGAAACAACGTCGGTATTATTGCTGAGTGGGAGGGCAACGAATGACCGTATTTATAAACAAGGGCGATACACCTCTCTCTGTTCGGCAGGCCGTAAATCGTGGTATCCGCGTGCTGAACCGCGACTTGACTGCTGCTGGCGCACGGGCCGGTGATACCGACATCTTTACATCGGTTCCTCATGCCGACCTTCCCCAGCGCTTGCTGGACGTGCTTGCAGTTTTGCCGGGTTCTCCTGCTACATACGCCGATTATGCTGCTGCATGGGAAGCGGACAATGCCGTAAATGCTGCAAACAACCTTTTCAACCACCAGCTTGCCGCATACCGTCGGGCAACTAGCCGTTTGGCACAATACCGTCTGGCAGATGGCCGTCCTGAGGAAACCATTGAAACACCTACTGGTACGTTTGATGAAGAGGGCAATGAGATCATGAGTATCACTGTGATCCCTGCTATTGCTGCTCTTGATGCTCAGGTTGAGGAAAATATCTTCGACGAAGAGGGTAATCTTACCGGCACTCAGATGGTAGACAACCCTTTAATTGTAGCTGATGATGCGGAACGTGCTGAAGCACAAGCAGTTATCAACGCAACCCCGGCAGAAGTGGTGGCATGGAATTAATCCGCAGCTTAAATAACAGATAGGGGTAACGAGTGTCTTTTGTAGAAGAGCACACAGGAAAATTTGTAGCGGCTGCTTTAGGATTAATTTCTATGGCAGTAACATGGGTGATTCGGACAGTGTTTACTAACGAAAAGAAAGTAGCTTTACTCCAGCAAGCTTTAGAAAATCATCTAGCAGAATCTGAAAAAAGACACATTGATTTAAAAGAGTCTATTGTAAAAATAGAAACTCAAAATGGTATAGCTATTCAGAATCAGTCTCAACTAGTAAAAGCTTTAATTGAAACATTGGAAAGAACAAGTGAAACGCCCAGAAGTAAATAAAAAAACAAAAGACCTTATTAAAGAGTTTGAAGGACTGAGACTAAATGCTTACCTTGATTCTGCAGGTGTACCGACCATTGGTTACGGTCTAACTACAGATGCTCTAGACGGTGTTGTTGTTCGCCTAGGTATGGTTATTACTAAGAAAGAAGCAGACGAATACTTCGACCGAGCTATTGAAGTCTTTGCTAATGGTATCTGGAAATATTTTAAAGTACAACCAACAGAGAATCAATTCGGTGCTTTTGTTTCACTAGCTTATAACATTGGTATCGGTGCATTTAGTAAGTCTACTGCTCTGAAAAGATTTAATAACGGTGACATTACTGGCGCTGCTGAGGCAATCAAGTGGTGGAATAAAGCTACAGTAAAAGGTCAGAAGGTTGTTCTTAAAGGTCTAGTCCGTAGACGTTCAGCAGAGGTTGATCTTTTTCTTAAAGACGAATACGAGCCTGTACGTTTTGTAGAAGAAGCTCCTCCAGAAATGCCTGAGAAGGTAGCTGCAGTTATGAAAGATGCAGAGAAACATCCTGTGGCTTCCACAACTAACTGGGCTTCTGCTGCTCAGATTGCTACAGCGGTAGGCATCCCCGGTACTCTGACAGCTTTTGGTCAGATGGATTGGAAAGTAGCAGCTATCCTTATGGTAGGTGGATTTGTTATTGGTGGCTATATTATCCTAGAAAGAAACAGAAAGTCTAAACTGGCTAAGGAGGCTAGAGAGGAATGGGAATCTTCTACAGGTTAATGGCCCTTTTAGTAGGAGCTAGTGTTCTGGTAGGTTTATTTCTTTTAGTTCTAGGTAAGTTTGATAATAAACAAGAACTAAAGGATATTATTGAAAGAAAAGAAGCAAGGGAGGAAGTTCAAGATGAAGTCAATCGCCGTGGCTCTGGGGCTAACCGGGATCGTCTTTCTGACTGGGTGCTCCCTTCCGAATGATTGCGATTGGGCACAGCCTATTCGTCCTACTCAAAACGATGTAGTAGTCATTTCAGACACTCTCGTAAATCAACTAGTTGTCCATAATGACACTGGAAAACAAATCTGCGAATGGAGAGAATAATGAAACGTAGAACAAACACTATGGGTCCTAAGGCTACTGTAGGTAAAAAAGTAGCAGACAAGATGGGTAAAGCTTCTAAACGAATGTATGCTAAAGGTGGCAAGGTTACTAAAGGAAAGAAGTGCTAATGGCTGAACAATCTTTTAAACAAGCCTTTGCTGAAGCTCGTAGAAAATTCCGTAAAGAACCTACAGAAGGCAATTACACTTTTACTTGGCCTAAAGGAGAAGGAGGAAAGAAGTATAATATTCTTCAAGCGGGAGAGACTAAAAAAGGTGTTATGGAAAAGTACGGTAAGTCAAGCGCACCGGAAAAAAGCCCTCGACCATCTGCTAGACCGTCTAAGTCAGAGTCTTCTGGTTCTTCAAGCAGCGGCCCTAAGAAGCGTCTAGGCTACGAACCAAACACAGACACTACGGATGATGCTCGGGCTTCCCGTGGTTCTGGTCGTACATCTAGTAACTCCAAGAGCACTTCTTCTAGCTCTGGTCCTTCTACTCGTCCTAACAACAAACCAAAAGATTCTCGCACTCAACTAGAAAGAGACAGAGAGCGTATGGGAAATAAGCTAGGAAAAATTAAAGATTTCCTATTCCCCGGAAGAGACTATGCTAAAGTTCCAATCGGTGAATGGAAACCAGAGAAAAAGTATAAAGGTGGAATGGTTGGAGCCTCTAACCCCCCTACCCAAAAAGGTACACCTAGGTATAAGAAATGAGAAAGTTAACTGAGCTACAAGAAAAATTTCTAGAAGCTCTATTCGGTGAGGCTGACGGTGATCCCTACAAAGCTAAAAAGCTGGCAGGGTATAGCTCTAACGTTTCTGTTAGAAGTATCACCGACAGTCTCTCTGAAGAAATTGAAGACC